CTTCTGACATCATTCCCGATTCAACTAATTGTTTGAATGCGTCCAACATCTATTTCTCCTTAGGCTTATTTTAGACCTTTAATAATTTGAAGAAGTGATTCTTTCAAATATTTCTGGGCCTTTGGATCTTCTTTTACTTCCCCTGCAACCTTGAGTGCTCGTAATCCCCCGCGAGCATTCATAAGATGCTCGTATACCGGAGTAGGATAAGCACCTGGGGCGCTAGGTTGTGCAACTATATCAACTGTGATAATTTCAAAATCACTAACTCGGCCGCTCATTTCGTCAACGTTGCCGCTGCCCCTTGAACTTACACCAAGTTTTACACCAGATTCTAACATTGTGCGAATCAAATTGCCCATTGGTGTAGGTAAAACTTTAAATTTCCCATAACCATTAGGGCCTTCCATCCACATTTGTGTAATCATGTGGCTGACACGATCTAAATTAACTTTTAAATCATCAGGATGATCTACTTCCCCAAGTACACTATATCCATTCTGTATTTGATCATTAAGAGTTTTAACTGCTCTTTCAATTTCATCTACTGGATACACACGCTGATTAGCATTTCGAATTCCACCTTGGATGGCAATTCCTTTTAAGTAAAGGCTCTTGCCATCCTTGTCATCAGACTCCAGTATAATACCAGACTGATCAAAACTTAAATGCTCTCTAAGATAGGCTAATTTCATCCTGATTCTCTAATTATTTCTTACCGTACTGTGGTAGAAATTGTTTTTTGGTAGCAGGATCAATACTGGTTTGACCGGCTTTATCACCAGAGCCCGAACCAACTGGACCTGGATTAGTACCTTTCTCACCAACTTTTGTTAATCCCTTAACGCTAACCTTGCCACCTGGAACATTTTGATTACCAGTATTCATAGTCTGCGCGTTCTTGACTAGACCACCGGCTTTTCCCTTAGGACTTGTTCCATCAGGGGCCTGTTCACTAGCACCTTGTACTAAATTTTTAGCATTAACTCCAGCAGGACCGGGTTTATTGGAACCAGAAGCTATTGGGCTTTTTCCTTCAGAAGGGGCACTATCTTTATCGCCTGTGCCTGCACCTACATTCTGGCCTTGACTTTTCATGGAACTGCTTTTATCCCAATCATTACCAACTTTTTCTACATACTCACGAGTCATACGCTTGCCTTCGAAAGCAGGTTGACTCATGCCCATCATTTCATCAGTTTCTTCGTCACCTTCTTCATCGTCCATTTCGTCACCGAAATCATCGTGTGGCTCTTCGCCGCCCTGTGCTGCTTCAAGCTCAGCAAAGGCTGCTTCTAGATCAGCGATAGCATTTTTAATATCCATAATGGCAGCATCATCATCTTCTTCGCCGCCCATTTCGTCTTCGTCACCCATATCCATAGTATCTGCACCTAGATCATCAGTTGCATCACCTGGAGCAAAATCTTGGGTATCGTCGCCATCCATCATGAATGAATCTTCTAAATCCATTTCGGATTCATCCATTTCTTCTTCGGCTGATTCATCCATTTCTTCTTCGGCTGATTCATCCATTTCTTCTTCGGCTGATTCATCCATTTCTTCTTCGGATTCTTCTTCGATTAGATTCTCGTATATTTCTCTAGACTTCTCAACAACGATCTCATGGAATAACTCATTAGCTTTATCCATTTCTTCGTTTACGATCAAGTCTAACAGTTGTTCAAACTTTGTAGACATTGCAGGTTATCTCCTTAATTTAGATGCGGCAAGGCTGTGTTGATATTTACTAAGTTTTTGGTAATCACATAGAAAATAGGTCAAAAATGAATCATTTTTGACTCAGTTTGATAAAATCTAAAAAAGTTTTTAGATTTTTATTATTTTTTAAGCTGCACCCGCTTCAGGCGGTGACGCAGCATACATTTTTCTAATTAAGGCTAATTCTTCTTTTATTTCTTTTTCCCTTGCATCGCCTGCTTTTCGTAAATCGTTAAGCATTCTTAGAGTTAATTTTAATTTGCGGAGGTCATCATCTCCCCAAACTCCAGAATCTTTCTCCGAGCTGTATCGCAAATCATCAGTCATTTCTGATTGATTTTTTTCAAAATAAATGAACTCTCGTAATAGCATAGAAATATTTATGCCGGAGGCGGGGTTGATTCGGGCGGTGTTACACCGGGTGCTGCTGATATATCTTCAGGGGCTGGTGCAGCCGTAGCTCCGGAGAGATTACTTATATCGGCGCCCAATCCAGACGCAGTAATTCCCACACTTCTAAGTTCAGCATTTGAAGGTAAAACGGTGTCGTCGTCGATGTTTTCCTGCCTCCATTGAAGTTCATTTTCAGCCATTTCTTCAGTAGTCAGGCCAAGGAATCTCTTTAATGCAAATCGTTTACTAACAAACGGAACTTGAACTATGCCAGTAAAAGTCTGAATTCTCGCAGTATCCATTTCTGCCTGTCGATAACTGGCAAAGTTTTGAGGAGGATTAAATTTAACTTCAAATATATTTCCGTCAATGTTAATACCATTGTTATGAAGATACAACTTGAACTCAATATCAAATTGTTCGTTTATCAAGGACTGGAGTCGCTCGCAATACTTGTTAAATCTAAGTTCCTGTATGTAGGCAGTACCAACTCGACCGTCATTAAAGTTACTGCCGCCGTCGTCAGGGCCAGTAGGAAGGTAGCTACTAGGTATTCTAAGTGCTCGAAATAATTTATTGGTAAAATATTTTAAATCGTCAATCTCACCTAGATTAGTGCCGCCCGGAAGTACTTCAACTTTACTTCCTCTACCTTCTGCAGTCTGTGGGAAAAAGTAATCTTCATTGATGCTTAAAGGATTATATCCTGCGTCGATAACTGTTTGACTTCCGCCAGTTACACTAGGAATTCTTCTCTGATTAACTTCATTTTTAACTCGCTCAACAAAACTCATAGCCAAGTGACTGGGCATATTACCAACATCGATATAGAATACTCTACGTTCCGGTGCTCGTTGAATTCGATAGATAATGATAGCATCTTCTAGCAATTCTTTTTGTTTGTAAACCTTGAACACACTTTCTAATAGGCTTATGCCAAAGGGGTAGTTGTTATCCAATCCTTCGCTCATACTGAGATGTATAACGTGCTTGGCATCTATTGCATATTGATTCTCAGTTCTTTGAAATCTATTGCCTACAATGTTGCTAGGAAAAGCTCCAGTCATACCTCTACTGCCACCTGCGCCGCCTTGCCCTGTAGCATAACTACTAGCATATTGACTGCCACCTCCAGTCACATTGCTGGGATTAATAGCAGTAGTTGCTAGCGTTTCTAGATTAGGGTTAAAATCTCTAATCACATATTGCTCAGGTTTTTTACCTTCACTTTCATTAACAATAATTCGATCAACTTTTGCAGGATCTACATACATCCAGGCCTGTGTTTCCGGATCTCTTACAAAAAAAGTATCGCCATATTTAAAACTATTTCTAACTATTTTAAATATTCTTTTTTGAAACTTATTCAGTTTAGACCACTGCTGTAAAAACTTCTTGATAATTTTTGTTTCAGTAGCAGTAGCCTGATCTTTAAAGAACACTCTAAAAGGAGTACCGTTTTCTTCGTTGGGTTGGCTACAAAATTCTGCTAATATATCCAAAGCAGCATTCACTTCACTGTCCGAATCCATTGTGTCATATTGGCCATATCGCTCCAACCGATTAGGATGTCCGCTATAAACATCCGGTAAGTAGCTAGAATAATTTCTATGAGTGGGGTTGGTCATAGAATTAGATTCTCCACTAATCGGGCTTAATGCACCCGATGTATCGACTAAGGAGAAATATTTACGCCATGACATTTTTTTGGTTCCTTGTTATTCGTTCTAGCACAGGTTGAGAAAGATCATCTATAAATTCAATAATAGTCAATCGATAATCGTTACATCTCATAATTTATCTTTTCAATAGATTTGGATTAAGTGCTCTTGTAGCATCAAAAGTTCTGCGAGCATAATCTGTTGATTCTTTAATATATTTTAGCATTTCTTCCGACTGTTTATTTAATGTAATCAGTTGGGTATTAAGAGTTTCTATGGTCACTGCGGCTATTCGAGCAGGGAAAGATTCTTTTTCCTTGTCTGCTTTTGGTATTTCTCTCAAATCAGCAGCTGGTCGAGGCTGAACTTCCGGTTTTCTTTCAGAGGAGTATCTAATGGCAAATTCTGCAGGAGATAAACCAGATGCCAGTTGTGGAGGTAATCCCATAACTGAAGATTTAAAGGTATCTATCCCTCCTTTACCAGTGGGCAGTATCGAGGCCATTGCCTGGATCATTTTATCAGAGATTGCAGACTTCTCAAATGTTGCTCTAGATATATCCGCGGAGACATTTTGATTTCCTTGACGACCTTTTTCTGACTTTTCTATAGACAATAACAACAATTTTTCTGCAGCTAATTTTAAATTTTTAGCCGCATCTAATAAAATACTCGACGCTGAGGATAGCTCTAACGAGGAGGACTCCTTAGACTTTTCCGAAGATCCCATTCCTAATAAACCTGCAACTGCAGAAATTGCCCCTTTAATAAGACTTAAAAAATTAGTTACTTTGTCTATAACCCATTTAAATGTCCCTGATATAAATTCGCCGACTGCTTTAACCGAAGATGTCATGCCAGAAAATACCGAGCTTACGTTAGAGAATAATCCAGAAAATATACCTTTAACTGTTTCAATAGGAGCAGTTACCAAGGACACAATTTGATTAAACGGATAAGAAATTACATCCCAAATTGACCCGAAAGTAGATTTAATTCCATCAAATAATTTAGATACTGATGCAGTCACTCTATCAAACGCACCACTAACCAAACTACCTATTTGATTAAACGGATAAGAAATTACATCCCAAACAAATCCAAAGGTAGATTTAATTCCATTATATAAACCAGACAATGCTCCACTAACTATATCAAAGGCGCCACTAACCAAACTACCTAATTGTTTAAA